GTATTAATATACTGAATCAGTGAATCGGTTGTGATTGTCCGTTCCTGTGTGTTACGGCCTAAACGGTTCCTTATACCATCAAAAAAGCCCATGCCACAAAATTGCGGTCACAGGCTCTCATCTGATCTAAAACTATGTTACTATGAAAACTCTATTTTGTTACTTTTTTACTAACCATTTTTGCAATATGCCTTGTCTTAGCCATTTTGAAGGCTGAATAGTTTTTATAACGGTTGCAGCCGTATTCCTCATAGTGGATTTTCTCCAATTCTTCAAACGCTTGCTCATTCATGTTTCGGGCTGTCTTTCCGGGCAAAATCAGAAAGAACAAAGCAAAGTATTTTTCTTTTTCCATCATCTTATCCTAAATATCCTAATTGACTAATATCTGAAATTTCTTCTTCCTCAGGGTTCATTTGAAAGTGTAGGTATGCCACCAATGAATTACATATAGCAACAGGCCCGTCTATCTTGTTTTGTTTTTTACCTTCATTCTTTAATGCCTTAATATTATCGTTTCCATCCTTATACATTATAATGTTTCCCATTTGCCACCTTGTGACCGGGCTACCTTCGTGTTCTACTTCCTTTTTTAATATATTTTCTTTCCACCAACAATAACCGGGTGACATTGATACAGCAGATTGAACCACTTTTATACAAGTAAATTCCTTTTCTACCAGCGTACTAATCAAATCTACTGCCTTATGAGGGTCATAACCCACCGCTTTTACATTATACAGTTCAGCATTGGCTAAAATGTCATCTAAGATCAAATTTTTGTCTATTACGTTTCCGGGTGTTTTTTTAACCCATCCACCTTCTAACCAGTCACCATAAATTACACCGTCTACCCTTACCTTTGAGAATTTAGACTCCGGGCAGTAGTAATTTGTGAAATAATAAGGCTTTCCTAGTCCAGGTTGCTTAGGGAAAAAGTAATTTGCTGCTGTTAAGTCACTTTCTGAGGCTAAATCAACCCCAACATAGCAATATTTACCCACCAAATCCGGTTGTTTTTCTGCTGTGCAGGCCATATAAAGGCTATCTTCTATCCATGTTGAGGCACTGTCAACATACATATTTAAGTTCTTTGTCTTGAACTCCACAAGTTTTTCCCCTGCTTCTGTTATTGCCTTTTGGTACTGATTGCGCATAAAGTCCCATTTAGGTGTAATTCCTATTAATGGGTTCGCTTTTGGCCAGTTTTTTTCTTCTGTCCAGTCGTCCACTTCGTCTAATTCATAGATAAGTGCAAATATTGTTTCGTTTTCTATCTGGCCTCTCAAAATCTTCCTGCACATATCCCGAAATACAAAATCAGGGCCTTGTTTGTTGAACCCTGCTGTAGTTGTGATCTTTAAAATAGGTTGATCCCTCATACCCATACCCGTTTCTGTAACCCCAATCATTGAATCATCAGGATGGGCATGGTATTCGTCTATACTTGCAAAATGTGGGTTCCCTCCATCATTTGTTGTGGCATCTGATGTCAAACAAGTGATGTAACCGCCATTATCTGGGTTATCTACCCTATATTGTTTTGTTACTACTCTTTCAGCTGCATATCTACTCTCTTTTGCCAGTTCTTTTGACATATACCTGGCAGCATTGTACACATAAGCGGCTTGATCTCGTGTGGTAGCTACATTGACAATTTGAGGGCTACCCTCACCATCTGCTAATAAGTGCCAAACTTCCTCACCTCCTGACTTTTCAGATTTTGCGCTCTTCCTGGCTGTGCAGAAATATACGGTTCTAAACCTCCTAAATCCAGTTTCCTGTTTCTTCCAACCGTACACCATTGCGAAGTAAAAGGCTTGGAATGGCTCAACTTTCCAATATTTTCCCCGATAAGCCCCTCCGGTTAGCTTTAATTTACCCATGAAAGCTATTACCCTGTAGGCTTGCTCTCTATCAAAGTAATAAGGGAACTCAGGTGTATTTTGCCGCTTCAAGTCATTCAAATGACGCTGAACGGCTAACTTAACCATTTCACCCACTACTATTTCACCGGAAGTTACTTGCTCTATATACTTGTCGTATAAAGTCATTTACTATTTTGGTTGTGTTCTCTAATAGCCCTAATTGCTCTCTTATTCAATAGATTACTTTTTAAATATAAGTACATTTTGATGGACTTTTTTAACTTTTTTGCTTATCCCCATTACTCTTCCGGCAGTTAGACAAGCTCCTGCAAGACCATTTAAATAAATACACTCATTATAATATTTTAAATTCAATTCTTCTGATATTTTAATTGTGTCCGGTACAAGTCCATAATATATCCCTTTTTTATTTCTAACCTCAGAGATAACAATAACGACAAAAGAATCATTTTTTAAATATTGTATTGATTTTTTAATTATAGACTTATATGCTGATAAAAAATCATCATATTTCATATTACTAATATCGCCTTGTAAATCACTATATACCTCTAAATCAGCATATGGTGGACAAGTAAATATTAAATCAAAATCATGCCCAAATCCTGTATCTAATACAATATTACTATCACCAGCATACCATTGAGGTTGATTATATACAGGTAATATTTTTAATGCCTGCTCTCTGTTACTATCTATCTGCTCCTGCCTTATATCTATTCCTGTGTATTTATAGCCTAAATAATTAGCTACAATACCTCTTACCGATCCCCCCGAAAATGGATCAAGAATATAGCCATTTTTTGGACAGAACCAATTATATATTAGTTCTGCAAGCGCGGGATCAAAAATAGATACATTATCTTTCCTTGATGGATTATGATCACTTTTAGCAATTAGTCTTTGTAAGTTCCCATTTTTTGTACCTGTATTTTCTCTTCCTAATTCGCTTTTAATGCCCAAAGATTTCCATTTTTTTACACGTGATCTCCAATTGCCATTTTTGCTATCCAAAACAGAAAATGGAGGTTCTATAAATTTATCTCTCAATATCGGGTCTTTTTCAATTTTATCCCCAAATAAATCTACCATATCCGTTTATCTTTTTTTATTGCTCTCTTATACTGCCTCTCCTCATAGACTACTACTCCAAAGGCTATAAAGGCAAGTATTAACCCTATCAATGCCGGAACCCAAATAGGGATTAGCACTATCCACCATGACCATGTAAGGTTCCCTACTATTTTGGCAACTAATAACCAAAGCCACCCTATGAACAAAAGTCTAATTATCCACTTCATTTAGTTAACCTTTTTAAGTTGTACTATATCCGCAAGAGGGTCTGTCTCTTCACCTACCTTTTTCTGTCCTGCGCTCTTAGGGGTTAAATTCAGTTGCTCACTGATCTGCTTTATCTGAATACCCAAATTAGCCATCATTGACGCCTCAGGTAAGGTTTTCATGCCCCCTTTTTCCGTCACTTCTGAGAATCCAGTGCTATGTACTGTACTTGCACACCTGTTATAGTTGTGTATGGTATTGGCCAATAATTCTACCATGTGGTTAAATTCCGGCTTGTAAGTACCGATATTCTCCATTTTGGCTCTAATCTTAGCCGCTATCTCCTGAGCCTTCTCAGAGATTTCCAGTAATTCGAATGTGTCTACCTTTTTTTTCATCTTATTTAGATTTAGTCTAAAGAAAAATAGTTTAAAACGTCATAAATATGCAAACTTCTTAGGCGGTGGCTGTACGGCATTTCAGGTGAAAGCATTTTTACCCGCCCCTGGGGTTATTATTTTAATTCCGGCATTTCTTCATTAATAGCTCCTGCAATTACTAATGTTGCTGTTTTGTTTGGCTCAAATGAATGAATGCTATGCCCTAATTGTATTAATTTCTGACATATAGGATGGTAATGCTTTATTCCTAAATCAACCATATCCTTACCGTTAACAATAGCTTTTTTCATTTTGTAATCTATCTCTATCCATAGTTCAAGATATCTTTTATCTACAAATCGGTATAAATCATATGTTTGTTGTGAATTTAACAGGTCTATCATTATTCTAAAATTGCGTAATGGGTAATTACAGTAGCTGTAGATAGATAAGATGTATCACTAAGAGAAAATAATTTACCATCAAATTGCCCTAAGTGATAATTACCTGAAATTGTTTTTATTAGCATTTTCTTATTCTTAGGCAATTCAATTTGCTTTTCATATGTGTATAATATTATTGTTTCGTTCATTTGTTGTTATTATTTAAAAGACGTCTTTACTCAATCATTATCCTACATCCTGGATTGGCTGCCGCTATTTGCTTAGCTTCTATGGCTTTTGTTTCTCTCGTTAGCCAAATGATGTCTTTTTCCTCAAATTCAAAACTATCCAGTTCTTCTATGTACTCTTTTAAATTAGAGTAGTCATAAGGCTTACTTAGCTTAAATATTGCCTCTGTTGAGGCCGGATGGTAACACTTGTTGATTACCTTAATCCCTTGTTTTTTTAGTTCATAGCCTAACTTCTCAAAGGCTCTTTCGTTTGCTCTTATTATCATTAAAAAGGGAATTTATCATGTTTCTCAATGTATTGGCTCATTACTACCTGTACTATCTGAACCTCCCAAAGGGCTAAAAATAGCCTTACACCGTCTTTTTCTATTAATAGCTTACCCTCCGGGGTTTCTTCTGCTTTTAGTTGGATTGGTTTTTTAGGCATTGGTTTGCTTTGGTATTTTTTCCCCTAATTCGTTTAAATCAAAAGGTTTTTGGCTTCCTGTTCTCATTTCCTTAGCCGTCTTACTACTGTGATGCCATTTGCATAATACTTGGTGATTCCTCCTATCCCAAAAACTGCCGCCTTCCTCAACTGGAATAATGTGATCTAAGATTAGGTATTTGGGTAAGAACTCACGACCGCATTTTTGGCATTTCCCGGCCTTTTCTCGCTCATTTCGGCTATAATCCCTAAATTCCTTTGTATCGTAGTCCTTAACCTTCTCAGATCGTTTTGGAACCCGTTTTTCATGAACAAAAAGTGTAGTTTTCTTATTTGGGATAAATGGCATCCTTACCTTTGTTCAAATTCCTTAAAAGTGCAGATAGTTATCTTTGGGTCAGTACCATCGGATAGCTTCGCCAATCTTACTACTTCGCTTCCGTCGTCATTGGTAAACTTTACCACATTGACATAAGTCCGGCCTCCTTTTGAAGTCCATGTTTTCGCTCTTCCATCATTATAGGCATCTATCAAAGATTGGATGTCTATTGAACCTGTTTGCATTTTAGCCATTTGTTATTGTTTTTTTTGTTTAGTGGCAAATGTAGATTGCCCCGAATATATACCACCAAATAATCATTGTTACAAATTTAATGTGTTATTGTTACTTATTATAATCGCTGTCTTAATATGTCGCTATATGACGTAATAAAATTTACAGCAACTCCATTTTTTCTAAATTAGCAATCGAATAATAGATTTGTTTGCCTTTTCTCCTTGTTTTTACAACCCCTATTTGCCGGAGCTGGTACAATTGGGTACTTACTTCTGCCATGTGTTTAAACGTTCTTAATTTTATCCACAAGTTGGTTACTGTGATCGCTCCGCTTTCCTCAATGGCTTTTAATATCTTTTGGTTTTTGTGGTTAGCCAACACTGTGCCAAATTTCCTGAGACCTTTTGCCTTTGTTAAAATTGTTTGTAGTTCCATTATTTGTAAATACCTATTTTTTTGTTAAATAAATGCCTGTAACTTAGGCGTTCCTCATTTGTTAGCTTCTTTTTTTCTGCTATTATTGTTTTCATTTGTTTTAAAAGTGATCTTACCAGCGTAATTTTTTCGTCTGCTTCTATGGGGTCAAGTTTTGTATTTTGGTATTTGTTCCTTAAATCTTCAATTTGGGCTAATACAGCCTCTCCAAATGTATTTTTTAGACTTTCCCTATATTCCGACACATTGCCGCTTTTGTAGTTGTTGTCGCTCTCAGATTGTACAAATATGTTCATTAGGTGAAATCTGATATGCCGGTTGCTTCCTACGGCCCAAAAATGGCCGCCATTCATTTTGCCAGTTGTACGTCCTGAGCTAATACATGGGTGACCTGTATCAATGCACCTGGCTAATGCGTTTACCAATCTTTGAAGTTTGTTTAGCTTCTCTCTCAGTGTTTCTATTTTCTTTTTGCCAGCCCGCTTTTTTATATTCCATTGGGTTTGCTCCTGCTTTTCTTTTTTCTCAGATATCCTCTTAGCATGGGTAATTGCACACTTTGGGCTACAGACTACCTGTAAGCTGTTACGCTTTTTAAAGACTTCTTTGCAGACCTTACATTTGTATTCTTTGTTTGGGTTAAACTGCTTCATTAATTAAGTATTAATTTAAAACTGTGCCTTTTCTCTCGGTTCTTTTTATCGGTGCATACCCATGTTATTAGATCAAATGGAACCATCTCCAAACTAACCTTGCTTTCCTAGTCTAATGGGTCTATTGGGATTATTAACTTCTTTAGCTTTTGGTCTGTCATGCCTTATTTTAAATTATATGATACATAATCCCCTTTGTAATCAGATGTAATGCCAAATAGATTCCCGCAATTTTTATTAGAACAATGCCATCTAAGGTAATTTCTTTTTGTTTTGCTAAATGCTAAATCAATTGGGCCAATTGGTACGTGTACACCACAATAAGGGCAATCCGCTTTTGATTCGTTAAGGTGCAAAAACCCATTTGGGATTATTACTGTTTTCATGCTTCCTTAAATTTTAATGTCAACACATTTTCATAGTTCCTATTCTCAACCTCAACCCAAAAAGCACGCTTCTCAGGGGTTTGGCTGTATAAAAATGCCTTCGCCAATATATCCTCATCTTTTTCTCCTATTGGCATTTCGCTTCTCCTTTGCTCTGCTAACTCCCTCAACTCTTTTGGAAGTTCGCTTATCCTTGTTGGGGTCATGGCTATTCTTTTGGAAGTTTAGGTAATGGCATCCAATGGGTGACTTGATCACCTAAAACATTATCACAATAAAAAAACATTCCATCACATTCTCCAATATCATGCGTTACACCATCAGTAACTAAATATTCTTTTTGTTCTTCAGGAAGCATGTCTTTTACGCTTATCCATTCACTCATGTTGTTTTGTTTATTAGGTTAATTAATCTTTGATTTGCGATAATACTCTATTTATCTGCTTTTTTGACGGCCATTCAGATAACCTATACCAAGTTGTGTTTGTTTTTTCACCGCTGCACAATTCTATAACAGTTACGCAATTTGGTAAATGATTACCAATATGTTCATCAAGTAAGACTTGATGCTTATTCCTGCTACCAACCATTTTTACATAACACCCGATTTCGCCAAAAACAGCCCCTACCTTAGGTTTTGCAATAGAGCGTTTGGTGTTCAAACCCTCATCATGTTCTTGTGCTATTAATTCAACTCTCGTATTCATGTTTAAAATTTGTTTATTAGGTTAATTAATCTGTTGTATTATTTATCCGCAACCTCAACCGCATTTAAAAAACACTGGTATTGGTCATTTATTAGTGCCTTTCCCGCTTCCTCTTTTGTTGGGTGGTAGCTTCGCCAGCATTTTGATATATCGACCTTTTGGATAGTCTCATGGCTTATATCAACCTCTCGGATGGATTGGGTTATATAATTAACTTCATAGTAATTCATATTCCCCTTTGTCTCTTCTGTATAAAGCAAAACTTCTTTTCTCATTTAGCCACTTATGGTAAAATTTTTCGCACATTTTAGGTCTGACATCTATTTTGTTTTTGTGAATAAGGGGTGCTTTTTTTACAAAGTCTGTTTTAAAATTTGAAATAACAATTAAGCCAGCATATTCAGGAACTTGAATTTTAGAGGATATTTCCTCAGGTACGGCATAATAAAATTTATTAGGTATAAACTTTTTACTATTATCTTGACCAGACAAATATTTGTGCTTTTCTTTTTTAAAGTCTGCATTAAAATCGGAAACAGATACCTTTACTTCAACCTCAATCAAATAACCCGACCTACTTTGACAAAAGAAATCAGACTCCCAATTGTACTTAAAAATATAGGCGTTATTTATTTGCCATAAGTACCCATTTTGAAAATATGAAAATAACCGTCTAATTATTTTTGCTTCTGTCATTGTGTTATGGTTAGGTAGTTGGATTCGTGGTAAATCATGGCTATTACACCGTTGTTGGCATTACTAAAATGTCAAATTTATCCACATAAAAAGAGAAAGCCATTCCATTATTGTCTGATTTATACCTACCATAGCATGATTTTAAATCAAAACAATTCATTACGTGGATCACATTTTCAATGTACTTTTGTTTGAATTTACGGCCATTTAATTCATACATTATATTTCGGACAGGAACCAATAAATTATGATTTTTAAAACGACCTTCACCATCGCAATGTGGGCATTCGTCATATTTGGTGAAATTTTCAAACTGCCACTCCACTTCTCCACAACCTTCACAATATGTACATTCAGCATAATCTGGGACTTTATCCAAACTATGTTGCCATTCGATAAAAGGCGTAATTTCAAATATAAAATCCGTGTCTGTTTCTTTGTTATAAATTGAATAAAAATCCGGTAATTTATCCATAGGTTTTTGCTCCTGATCTTCCCATCTGATACAACAGTGCGAATCAGTTGCATATCCATAACGGCCATCATACATAATTCCCGTAAACAACGGCCTACTGTAATTAGTACAAAAGAATGGTTTTACTATATCTTCTATTTCCATTTGTAATATATTTTTAATGTGTTAAATAATTAGCTTCAATAAATATCATGAATTAAAAAGGTATTTTATCAACTGTCTCAATCCTTCTGGTAACTGATCTATTTTTATTGGTTTCATTAAAATAGTGTTAATTGTTTCTCATTTACGAATCTAATACCAGCCTCTTTTAAATTCAATATAGCCTGTTTAAAATAACTATCTTTTAGCTCAATACCGATGGCATTCCTTCCTAAACTTACAGGACTATATACTTCGCTGCCAACCCCCATAAATGGCGTAAAAACTACTTCCCCAGGATTTGAATATAATTCTACCAACCTATCAATTACATCTAATTGAAGTGGGTGAACGTGCTTTTCGTCGTCTTCCTCTTTACTGTCTTTAAATGGTAATACGTTGTCAATTCTTATGTCATCCCATACACTGGATGCGTAACGCTGCCAAATGTAATGGCTTAATTTATTGGTCTTAGGGTCATCATGTGTAGCATATTTTATATTTAAGTACTGCCATAATTGATCAGCATTGTAATTTGTACCGTTTGCGTTATTCCAAGCCTGTAAAATGTTTGGGAGCACCGGTGTTTCTCCAAAATATCTTATCAATCCTTTTGAGTGAGTAACCGGGACTTTGTTTTCACCTTTTTTAGTAAATATCAAAACATAGTCAGGCATCGCTGTAAAGCACTTTGTTGAGTCCTCAACTATAAATTTATGCATTAAGCTTTGAACCATTGTTCTCATCCTTACTTTTAGTGGCTCCTTCCAAGTGGTTATCCTATTTCGATACTCAAAACCATGCTTTTCATGGATGCGTATAATTTCATTCGGGAAATCCCATAGTCTGGATGTATTGTCAAATACGTCTGTACAATGTACCGCATTTATTCTGCCTGACTTTGTAACCCTTGCCATTTCTTTTACTAAAAACTCATATTGTACTAAAAATTGTTCTTTGCTTTCACAATTGCTAAAATCACGTTCAGAGCTTGAATAATTGTAAAGCCCGGCAAATGGAGGGCTATATATTGATAGATCAACGCTTTCATCTTTTAGCGTTACAATTACGTCCATGCAATCACCATTGTAAATTGCATACTTATCTGTTACTATTTGGTCTTTTACATTCATATTAAATAAAATTTGGGGTAATTACTTTTTTATTAAATTCTTTTGTTTTGTGAGTGTAAACGCTATTTACGTTTTTAGTCAAGTTCTCATATAGTTCTATTGCTTTCTGTGTCTTTTGCATTAATGCCTCTATAACTCGTGTCTGACCGTCTGAAATTACCAGGTCAATCGTTACATCGTTTTTTTGGCCAAACCTCCAGAAACGTCTTATAGATTGATAATATTGTTCATAACTCCATGTAGGGAAAAATACAGAATGGTTACAATGCTGCCAGTTTAAGCCAAAACTTGTCATTTTTGGCTTTGTTATTAATCTTTGAATTTGTCCACGTGAAAAAGCTATAAGTATTTCCTCTTTTTTATCAATTGGCATACTCCCAATGATTTCTACTGACTCCATATCCATTTCTTTTAACATTGAGCTTTCGTTATTGGTATTACACCAATACACAGACGTTTTATCCAATGCTAATTCTACGGCCTTTTCACATCTATGTTTTTCGGTCTGCTTTTGCTCATGTCTAACTTCTGTCATACTTTTTGCAATTGGAGTAAACATTAGTAACTGACCATTAACATCTACTAAAGACTGATTTTTAATAGTGTGCGTATTTACAATTAATTCCGGCAATACATAACGATCATTTGAAAATCCTAAATCTGATGGCATTTTGACCATTATAGCCCATTGGTTAACCCATGCAAAAAAATCTTTTTCAGCGTGTGGTTTTAGATAGAATTTTTCCCCAATATTTCGGTTATTGCTATCTACTGAATTTTGGTTATTTTTAAAAAACTTAGTTAGCATATCCATATACCCTAAATAACCCAATGCTTCTGAACTTGTGCCTAATTCTATAAAATCATTTGGCGATGGAGTAGCTGTTGATAAAAACCTAAATTGTATTTTTTTAATAAATGCAGTGACTTGATTTTTAATAGCCCCATCAAAATTTTTCAATATGCTGCTTTCGTCAAGAATTACACCTACAAAATCGTTATTATTAAAATAATGCAACCTTTCATAATTACATATTACTATTTTGCTGGTGTGCTTTCCATCTTTTGAATATTCAATATCATCTATACCAATTTTTTCAGCTTCTAAAATGAACTGAAAAGCAACGGCCAAAGGAGTCAAAATCAATACCTTTTTATTAGTATGATTTACTATGTTTTTTGCTATTGATAACTGAATAAGTGTTTTACCTAATCCAGTATCGGCAAAAATTGCCATCCTTCCCTTTTTTACAGCCTTTTCTATTATACACTTTTGAAAATCAAATGCAATATCTGGTAAATAATTAGGCTCAAAACCATAATTACCAATCGTATGCTTTTTTGACTCTAAAAATTTTTGATAATCATTCATTATTAAAATGGTATTTGTTCGTTTGTATTTTGTTTTATTCCTATTATCTGGCTTTCAAATTCCGGCATTGGTGCAAATTGGGTTTCTTTATCTTCAAATCTGCTGCACTCACCGTTGAACTTCATCTCAAACTCTCCTTTTTCACCCATTCGCCATTTTGCTATCGTTATTATTGCCGTGCTATCTGTAACATGAATAGTTTTTTCTCCAGTTACATAAGCGTCCATTTTATGTTCTATTGGCCTAAAGATGAAAACGACCCCGTCTGCATCCTGCTCAATCGCTCCACTATCCCTTAGATCACTGAGGCTGTAAAACTTTCGGGTTTTATCCCGGCTTAATTGGCTTAATGCGATCACTGGTACATTGGCATCCATTGCCAGCATCTTTAACTTTCGGCTTATCTCAGATACTTCATCGTTTTTATTCTTTCCCTTTTTGCCTTGCGCCAATAGTTGTAAATAATCTATAACTATCAACCCGATCTTTTTTCTCATAACTTCGGCCTTTGCTATACTTACCAAGTCATCAATATTTAACCCTCCATTGTCATATATATGGAGTTTTAAAGCTGAAATCCTATCCATAACAGGGCTACTTACATCGTACTTTCCCAATCGCACATCTTTTACAGGCATAGAAAAATAATCACTCATTAGCTTCCATAACAATTGTCTTTGCTTCATTTCAAGACTGAAAACCAAAACAGGCGTTTGTTTGCTGATTTCTTTTGCAATGTTAAGCGTCCATGTAGATTTCCCCTCTCCAGGGCCAGCCGCTACGATAACCAAGTCCGGTGCTGTTAATCCTAATGTAATTCTGTCAAATTCTTTAAATCCAGTTCTAAGCCCTAAAAATTCACCCGGATTTTGACTATTTGCTATTTCGTGTTGTAATGCCTCTAAAAGAGATTTATTTTCATTTTTGGTACTTCGTATCGTCTCTATGCCTAAAATCGTTTCATGCGCTATATGGTGGGCATTTTCGATAATGCTAAAGCAGTTTGGTATTTGCTTTAAGAACAACCCGATTAATTTTCTTTTTTCGCTCGCATTTTTAACTATGTCGCAATAATCTTCCCATGTTTCAGGATTATGTCCATTTAAGCCCAAATCTGTTGTGGTCAGGTCTAAGAGCAAGTGCATCATATCTGTTTTGCTCTCTATTGTCAAAATGTCAATTGTTACACCATCCGCAAATAAGCTAACCGCTGTTGAGAAAATTGTTTGGTGATCCCTATGATAAAAGTCGTCAAATTGTAGTTTTGGGAAAATAACAGTTGCAGCCTTGTCACCGTATTGAAGCAAGATGCTTAACAGTCGTTTTTCGATCTCAACCTCGTTTGGGAGTATTCGCCCACATATGTCCAATGGCTCAAAAGATTTCATGCGGTTTGTTTTGCTTCCCATTCTTTCAGGAGGGTAGTTTTACCTAAATGTAGCCATGCCAACATTTCCTCATTGCTTGTATTTTTAAAAGTGAAGCATATAAAAAAATGAAAATCATGAGCCTTAGCCATATCCCAAAACACTTTACCATTTTCCCTTATTGTTTCCATCTTTGCCTCCTCCCAAACATCCGGGCGCAATTCTTTTAATCTACTTAGTTTCATTGTATTTGATTTAATTGTTTAAAGTGCTTTTAACATGGAACCTCCGCCAACATTTGACGGAAGTTCTTTTTTTGGTTTAATTTCACTTAGCGTTGAAAACTTATCTATTTTATCAGCTCTGGTGAAAAATTCAAGTGTACAGTATTTGTATAGCGTTTCTATGTGGTATTGATCTTTAGAAGCGTTTAACATTGCTTCGCCAATTTGTTTTTTGGTGTACCCCTGAGCCAGCAAGCTATTGTATTTTGTTTTTAGCTTTTGGTTTATAAAGGGTGATCTTTTTTTGAAAGTATCATTAAAAAACTTTAGCAGTTCTTCAAAATCTATTTTTTCTTTTTCGATTGGTTTCGGTTTTACCGGAACACATATATTAATTTCTTTTTCATTTACATTTAGATTATCATTAAGATTTACATTAACATTTACATTAGGGGTTTCTTTGGGGTTTTCGTCAATAACCCCTATGGGGTTTTCTGCAATATCCCCACTGGGGTTTTCTACTTTAGTTTCAGGCTTTGTTTTCTTTGGCCTACCTCCTTTACTTCCATGCTTACCACCTTTTTCACCATTGATAAATCTTTTGGTATTGGCATCTAACTGAGGTTTAATAAGCGTCCAAACAACTTTATTTATTCCGGTTAAATTGGGTTCTATCTGGTCAAGAGAATAATCTGCTATTGCGCCAAACATTAAACACTGATCTTCTTTTGGTAAGCCTTTTATAGCCTCAAAAAAACTCCGGTAAAAAACAAATGAATCTCTTGTAATACTCATATTTGTAGTGTTTAAAAGTGCGGCAATGCTTCAAGGAAACACTACTAACCCCAGGGCTGAGAACCCTGTTATCCACATTGCCGTAAATCTTTAATTCTAAAATCATGGTAGTGTTTGTACAAAAATATAACACTTTATTCTAATATTTATTAGCCTGTCGCACAGTGTCGCAATGTGACGCAATAAAGTTATTATTTTATTACACGGGGATATTGCTTGTTTTGTTTCTTCTGGTGTCATTGATTTATATTTTTGTATTAATAATCTGCTTCTTATTTGTACTTTTGGGTGTCATTTTATCAATTCTATTGCTTTATTAATATTATAATTTGTTTCAATAAAGATTAGATCAGATACATTTGTCCAGAACTTTTTTTTTGTTATCCTGGTTGTCAATAAAGCCTTATCCCCATTTACTTTTTTCAATACAAACCTCATCCTTTTATCACTTTGCCATTTAGTATGATAATTGCATCCAACAATCAATTTGTTTTTTGGCAATTTATTTAATCTGATTTCCTTATTTGTCATGGCTTATTATTTACAGGTTCCACAATCCAACTGCCAACATCAGATGGAATCTCTTTTTTTTGTTCTTTTGGTTCAAAATCAGAGCATTTATCCCACCATTCACGTAACGTGTCCCAAGGGGTTATTTTTCCGCTTTCAAAATCTTCGTCTTTAAATTTAGGATGCTGACAATGTAAATGGGTTTGTTTTGAAATCTTAAATTGATGGCCCCCATGTTTGCAATTATAGCATATTCGTTTGTTGTTATTATTTGTCATGGCTGCACTTCTTTAAAATCGGAAAAATCAAAATTTATCGTGTAATAATTTGATACTAATATTTCATTTAGGAAAACATAAGTACCAAATTCAAAAGCTATGCACTTTTGTTTAATATAACCGCTCGTAAAAGGGATTGTGTACCATTTCCCTACTTCAGGCTTATGTGATTTTATACGGTAGTCGTAGTTATCCCAATCCCAACCTGGATTTTTTACTAATAACCAATTATCATCTCCTTGAGAGGTATATTCCGCTTCTCCACCGTCTGCATAATGCTGCATAACGGCTATTGCTTTTTTTGTTTCTTCTGGTGTCATTTATGATAGTTTTTAAAGTAATTATTAGCCAGCCAATAAATAGTATAAAATGTGGTTAACAATAGCAAATATTGAAATAGATATGTCATTTGAAATATTCTTTTAACGTTTCATAATACTTGTCTCTTTGTTCAATCACTTTTGGAAGATTGGTTATAAACTTTATCTGCCAATTATGATCTAACTCAACTTTTTTTACGATCATTCTTTTTTCCTCAGGAACCGGGTAAACTAACCCAGTGTCACCCATTTTTACTGTTTCACTTAAATAAGCAGCTACATACCAAGTTTTATGACCTGTTAACATCATGTATAGTTGCGCTTGGTCATAGTATATTTTGTCTAAGTCCTCATGCAAAAAAGAAAGCCACTTATGGATAGATGTAGGGCATTTGAAGTCTACGCCAAAGTCTAAGCCCTCTGCATCTGTAGAACCGCCAATATTGCCTTTTTTAAGCCATCTGCCACGTTTTATTACTCCGATGCTTGTATTGTATTGGTTCCAGTGATTAAATGCGTCGTTCTCGCTATATTTACCATGTTGGGTTTGCCAAGTTTCCATTTCATCATAGGTTTGCCAATACATTTCATTAGCTAACTGCATGGCTAAAGTCCTCATGCCTACTTCTGCACTTTTGATCGGTACTAAAGAACTGCATCTCGAACCCGTTACAAGTCCAAATCTTTCCTTAGGGAACTTGTCTATTGCTAAATCCATTATTTCACTGGTTTTTTAACCCTTACGGCATTTACAATTTCACCCTTAGCCCTTGTCTTGACAACTATCAAAGTGATCTTATGGCCTATCCAGTCGTCTATAAAGGGGCTGTCTACAATCTCAGATACAAGTTTTGAATTTGTGACATTCATAATCAACCCTTTTTTGCCCTCATTAAAGTAAGCCACTGTTACTTCTTCTTCTTTTTGGGTATTGGGGTTAAATGTCTTTTCTCTTACAACAGACTTAAAAGTAACTGTCAACTCCTGACCAGGTTGAAAATCCCATTCACCTAAGTATTTTGGATTTCTCAGTTTTTTCCAATGAGTTTTTAATTCTGACATAGTTTAAATTTTTAATAAGGGGGCAGGGAAAAATGAATAAAACCAACCCCCTCTTATCGACAAATAAAAAATCTTCAATTAATTTCTGTGTCCTCAATAATTCCGGCCATTTCCTCCCGGATAACTTCACAGGCTTGCAGGATACTTTCCATTTCATCAATGTCACTACCAAGCCCTTTAGAGTAGTTAAGGTATGTTTCATACGGCACGTTAGCCATTTCTGCTATCCTTTGGCCTTTTCCTTGTATTACAGGCTTCAATGCTGCCAATCGGTCTATAAATCGCCCTTTAGTAAGTTTGTTTGTCATAAATTCTAATCTTGTTTAAATATTCTCGAATATCTTTTTCATCAAACCACACAAATTTTTTGTCTTTATAATGTGGTATCTCTTTATTTTTCATTCTACGCTCTAAGGTCTTTGGACTCATGCCCAACATTGAGGCAGCAACTTTTTTGCAGATCATAGCACCATGTTTAAAATGAAAACTATAATTACCAGCAAAACAGCAACCCCAAACGGTGCATCATCTTCGTACTTCATAACTTTTGTATATAATCCCAAGCCATACTATGCAGCCAGCTATAAAAAGATTGGCTGTGTAGTTGATAATTGCATGGTAGGTTAAAAATGTCGTCTTTACCAAAAAACATTGAGGCTCCAAGTATTAAAATTTGGTCTCGGTCATCTGTAGAGTTACTGCCCATGTAGTAGTCTATTTCTACCATGTACACTTCCTGACCGTTTGGGTGCTTATCTGCGCTCCATCCGGTTTCTAATCGGTTAATATAGAAAGTGTGCTTTTCCATTACACACCTGTTATTTGAAAGGATGGGATGATGGTATAGCCTCTGTCTTTGTGATAATTTAACCCTTGATATGTGTTCCTAGCAGGCTCAAAACACGTTTCATCCATATACAGATCATAATGGATTTCTTCTAAATACGATTTCCCAGATCGCCATTTTTTACCCTCCAAATATAGAAGGATTGAAATGCGATAATATTCTGCTTCTGTTTTAGTATGAATAACCTCATTATCGCCTATTTCAGAAATCCTTGTTTTAATCGGCTTTACTTCCTCAACTTGCAAAGAGTTTACAAAGTCAAGTAATTGTTGTTTTTGCTCTGGTGTTATCATTTGATTTTGTTTTTTAAAAGTGGGCAGCGGAAACCACAACCGCCACCCGAACCAATGAAAAGAATATTGTGCTTGTGTATATCTTTTAAAAGTGGCTGTCTTTCCAGCCTGTCAAACGTCTTTCCGTTGGTCAATGAATAAATATATCAAAATGTGGGGCGGGAAGGATTTGAACCTGCGACCTCTACATTATCAGTGTAGTGCGCTAACAAGCTGCGCTACCGCCCCTATAAACAAGGGCAGGGGCTTTCGAAAATTCACCTATAAATAAATTAACCCCTCCCTTCTCTTATTTCAAATTAAAAATAGAGGTGGAAACACGGTGCGTAGAGTTTGCGACCAACACACCGTATTTAAAAATTAAAATTCTTTACATTATGAGAACCCCCTCCATTATCTTATTTCAACCAAAAAAAACCGGGGGCTACATACAAATTTCGATTCTATAACTCAGGTAACTTAGAACCCCCGGCCATTCCAATTTTGACAATCCCACTTTTGGCACAATCATTGATACTAACTACGGTACAAACATACTATCATTTGTCAGAACTTTGCAAGTATTTATGCAAATATTTTTATAATTTTATTTCATTAATATGTATAATGTTTAAATTCAATATTTTAAAGAAATCGCAAAACATCTTAAAAGGGGATTATTTGCCCCCTTTGATTTGTGCTAATGGCTGAGTTATGTATAAGGTGGCTTAGGAAGTTCGTGCCAATAATTAACTTCTAAATCCTCACTCTCACACTCTGACACTATTTCGCCATTTTCGATATAAATTACTCCGTTACTTTGTGCCCAATGCCATCCCCCGTCACTCACTACACGACATCCTAAACAGCACCATCCTTTACCATTTGTAAGCCAAACAGTTTGTAATGGTTTTGGGAGGTCATCCATTACATCCACCCAGCCATTATGGCTTTCCTTTTCAATAATTAACCCCTCAACATACTCCGAAAAGTTAAAATGTGGGTCTTTGTCCATCTTGGCCTTTATAATGGCTTTAACGGCTCTCTTTACCCATATGTTCACCCTTCCGGGGGTTGGGTTGTTAAAGACTGATTCTTGCTTTTTGCTCATTGGATTTTACTTTTTTGCTCTTTTTTAAATTTCAGCTCTATTAAAATTGATTTTAATATACCTATAGTCACTGGTTGCGTATCCGCTCCATAACCTTTCATTGCTTCCAACAATTCGTCAATTTTTATTTCCATGATCTTTTCTTTTTCTCCCCCAGTGGCAAGCCTGTAGGTGTTTGTTTTTCCCCTTGCCGGGAAGTTGGGTTATTTAACAGGTGAATAGTCCTGTGTTTTTCTCAAAAATTGATCCCAATCACGCTCTGTATTGTTTAGGCAGCTTTCAAATTCTTCATGATCCATTCGGATGGTTCGGTACTTGTTAGCAATCTTACCATTATAGTAAGTTCTGATTGTGAATGTCCTGTTTTTGTGGTTTGCCGTAGCTTGGATTGTTTTCATGACTTGTTTTTTATTGGTTTAAAAATGCGTTAACTGCTTCTGCTGTATACTTTTTGTTGAAGTGCTGTGATCTGTAAGGGTTGCCTGACGTGTTTAACCACTTGCCGAATTCACCAATTTTTTTCGCAGCCTTAATCGGTGCTAAAATGTCGGCGCTTGCCACTTTGTTGGCAGCTAATTTATTTTTCTTTGCTAATTCTTTTTGGTCTTTCTCAACTTCTGCATTAAGAAAAAACATTTTCCATTCTGCTTCTAATGCTTTGTCACCTGCTAAAATTGCTGATACTATGCTATTGTGATATTCGGCTCTTTGTCCAGCTTCAATACGGCCTATAAATTCAGCACCTTCTTTTTCTGCTGTAGTATAAGTTAAGAAAGCATTGTATTTAGCTTTTGCGTTTTCTATTTGTTTGGCTGTGTAATTCATCGCTTGTTAATTATAACACAAAGATACTACACACCGCCACACTGCGCAATACCTAAAGTATTTATATTTCACATATTTTTTATTGTAATATGTTAAACTAACATTACTTACCAGTTATTTTACTTTTGTGGTGTTAAATGTAAATATCATGTATAAAAAACGCCAAAAAATATACATGATAATGCTCTCATGTATAAAAAACGGCAAAATTTATACATAAAAAAAGGGGCAAAGCCCCCTCATTGTGCCATAAGATGTAAGCGAGATAATATCCGCCCTTGTGGCCTGTTGTGTG